CAGAATTGCCGTATTTGCGTGCGTATTCCTCATAGGTGTTGCAGAATACATTGTGTACGAAAAGCGAGTAAATATCCCAGAATTCGCGTGTGATGATGTGTTCGAGTGGCTGTCAAACCAAACCTTGCCGTGCCGTATATATGCCTTAACAAACGATGGATGTTTTTCAAAATCCTCTTTCAACTTTCGCGTTGACTGCAATGGGCAACAGATACATCCGAGCCGATGTTCGGGGCAGAAATTTCCTTTATCGTCATAATACAACTTGTGGCATTGAATATTCTCCTGTTTTATGAACTCTTTTATATCATCGTCAGTCCAATCAAGAATCGGCAAAAACACCTCTACTCGGTTTTTCTTATTGCCGTATATGCGGCATATCTGAGGCTCTTTGTATATCTCTGCACGCTTGCGGGATTCAGATGTGCGAATGCCTTGAACAGCTGTGTCAAGTACTTTGTACTCTTTGAGTATTTCGCAGCAGAAACGCGCCCTTCTTGTAGGAAAACCTTTTCTTTCCATAATTTGAAAGAAAGTTTCTTTTGGGTTTATGATTACCGCGTTGTTGGATATGCAGTGTTGTAGTGTGCCCGGCGGGTCAATTGATGTGCGGTGATGTATTGCTATGTGCTTGATTCCAGCCATTCGTGCGAGGTGCAAGATAACATCGCTGTCCTTACCACCAGAATACGATACTTCAACTAAGTTGTTGTCAATCAATGCGTTATACTCCACCCCATCACAACCACCACAGATAGTATTCCAAGATGGTGTAGGAACTTTAACCATCTTTTGCGGTTTGTTCTTCGCCTGCTGCTCGGCGGTTTTCAGCAACTTTATCGCCGTATCTACTTTCTGTATCAGTGTTTTGCTCATAAATATCTATTGCTTTGATTTCTTTCTGTTAAACAAGATTATAGTAAGTGCTTCTTCAAGTTTGTTCTTGTCGGCGGCCACGCTGTTCTGTATTCTGTGCGTTTCCATTTTGTAAGAAGCAAAAGCATCATCCCGCAAATAATCTTTTCTTTGATTTCTTACGTTTTCGTGTGAACTTCCGTCCACCTCTATCAACACCCTTAATGCGGGTATATAAAAATCTGCAAAAAAGATTTGACCGTCAAGCACAAATGGTGCTTGGTGTATAAACTCTACACCTTTGTCCTTTAATGCTTTGTAAACGGCTTTTTCGTACTTGTTAGCCTTTTCTCTAAGCTCATACATGGTATGCTCTATCCAATCTTTTTGAGCTTTGCATATTGGCAATCTTCCCAAATAGTTGTAGTCCATAATTATGTCTTTGTGCGACAACGGCACTTCTTGGTAGCCGCTAACCTCTTTTATGAACTTTTTTTTTCTTTCTTTCTTTTCTTTGTCACGCTCTATTTTTGCAAGGCGTTCTTCTTCTGTTAATTCGCCCCAAGATTTTTTGGTGCTTTTTTGTGGACTAATATATTTTTTATGTCTTTGTAATGCCATAGCAACTAAAAAAATATTGATTAAGCGCAAATACCGACAAACTTGCCACCGTTCTCTATATACTGTCGGTTTTCGTACTCTAACTGTACCAGCAATTTATCTTTGGGTGCGCGGTAGTTGTCGTATCTCAACATAGGAATGTCATAAGGATTATATACATAAGTATTAGCCAATATCTTATAAGAGTATAGAGTATCAGTATCAGAGTAATATACGTAGAACTGACAATTATCCCTAACACAATGTATCAGCTTTTTCAAACTGCCGACAAAACGACTTGCGTTTTTGTAAACATCGCGGTGTCTGTTCGGCTCTTTGCGAAATATTTTTGCCTTTTCGCAAATCTTTATGTATTTTGACACGTAACTTTTCGATATCCCGAACCTTGCGGCGAGCGTTTCGTATGTCACGCCGTTGTCATAGAACTCGTCAATATCAAAACCAAGAGAACGTGAGCGTCGGATTGACTGTTTATGTTCTTTTTTGTCGTGCGGGTTTTTTATTTTGCACTTCAATTCCATAACATACCCGATGGCACGCATCGTAGCGGAGAAGATATACTTGGCAAATTCTATTGCAGCGGCTCTTATACTTGCGTAGTCGCTAAATTCGATGATAAAATTGCGTTCTTTCCTTTTGCTTTTGAGAGTTTTGAAATGGAGCGTGTTGTTTTCGACCGTTGCCAGTCCAAAGTGTGTTAGAGTGTCAACGTAATGACCGACCGTTTCGCGGTGCAGGCGAACGCCGTACAACTTCTTGTAGATTTCCCTCACTTTGTACTTGCTGTACTTGTTGATAGTATGGTAGCCGTTTGCAAGCATACGCGAAGAGAACACCATCGCGTTTGTTAGGTCAACGATAGACACACCGTCAAAGAGCTTGTCCTTGTCAAGCCCCAATCTGTGCGCCAAATGCTTCGACATCTTTACTTCCATACTCGAATGTTTTAAAACCAAACGCCCCGCAACGAGTGTCGCGGAGCGTTCTTTTACTCAACCTTGCACCACCTTTCGATGGTATAGTCGCACGCAAGATGTTTTATGATATTGAGTATATTTTTATTCAAAAACCATTATCATATTTACGATTACGGGCGACTATTCCGTTACTCGTCAATAAGACAATGCAAATAAACAAAAAAAATAAAAACCCCCGACAGTTTTTGAAAAAAAATATTTCGCTGACTATCAGGGGCTTTCGCTACGAATACACGTCTTTTGCGAACACGAACAATGAATTTTTCGCAAATTTATTTCAGAATCGCCGCAGAAATGAAATCAGAACCAAGAAAAGAACCGCGGCTTTTCGCGCTGCAAAAATACAATTTTTTGCGAAAACCAAAAGAACTTTTTTCGGCTTTTTGACAAACTAATTTGTAAACAACTGAAATTCAGGCCAAAAAAAATTCATGGTATCTGTTGGCGGTATCAAAATATTTTGTATATTTGCGAATCTTTTGGCGGTTATGAAATGCAGAGGTTGTTGGGTTACAGAAATTCTTAAGTATGCGTGTCATACAGAATGCGGTGGAGAGGATTCCGACGCTAAACGCCGCCACGACTTTTATAAATCGTTTTTAGTTGTAGATAGTTTCAAAATAGAATATAAGATGTATAGCTTAACAGGAGTTTTAGTTGAGGTGCTTGAAGGTAAGTCTGGTGTCAATCAGGCTGGCAAATCGTGGTCTTTCAAGGATGCTGTGGTCGAGTACCAAGAAATCTCAAACGGACAATCGTACCCCAAGCGTGTTTCTCTCAAGTTCTGGAACAAGGAGCTTGCTATCCCCGTAGGTACACCCGTTGACGTCACCTTCAAGTTAGACCCGAATTTCTACAACGGCCATTATTACGTGAACTTGGTGGCGTTGAGCATCAACCCAGCAGGACAGCAGCAGGCTTACGCTCCCGGTGCTGTTTATCAGCAGCCTCAGAATCCTTACGCACCACAATACCAACAACCTCAATATCCTCAGTACCCTCAACAGCAGCAGTACCAGCCTCAAAACCGCGTTGGTTTCGCTGCACCACAGCCGACAGCCCAAGCACCTCAGGTTCAGGTAGGGAATTCAGGCGCACCAATAGCACATGTTCCGCAGACTGTTGCTCAACCTCAACCTGAAGACCAAAAATACACCGACGACTTACCATTTTAATTCCATAAAATATGAATCAGAATCAGAACCAAAACCAAATCCAACAGCAGCAAAAAATAGGTATTGCTGCTTTGAAGAGCGTGCTTAATAACGATTCTATTAAGCAAAAATTTGTTGATATGCTTGGTAAAAAAGCTCAGGGCTTTATTACATCGGTTATCAACGTATGCTCTAATAACAAAATGCTTGCAAACGCAGAGGCAAACAGTATTGTCCTTGCAGCGGCAAACGCAGCGGCACTTGACCTCCCCATCGACCCTAATTTGGGGTATGCGGCTATTGTTCCTTTTAACGACAAAAACAAAGGCTGTGTCGTTGCCACATTCCAAATCATGCGTAACGGTTGGGTAGAACTTGCTCAACGTACTTGCAAAATCAAGAAACTTAATTGCGAGGCTGTTTACGAAGGAGAGCTTGTAAGCAAAAACAGATTCACGGAAGAATATGTTTTTGATGAAAACAAACGCAAATCAGACACCGTTATCGGATATATGGCGTACTTGGCGACAACAGATGGTTTTGAAAAAACTATTTATTGGACTATTGACGACATGAAACGTCACGCAATGCGATATTCTCAGACTTTCAAGAAAGGTTACGGACTTTGGTTGGATAACTTTGATGCTATGGCAAAAAAGACATTAACGAAACACATCATCGTCAAATTCGCCCCAAAATCAATTTCAACAGCTCTTTATGAGGCCGCTTCTAAAGACGAAGCAGCATTCACGGGCGACATCAACAACCCACAGCCTGTTTATGTTGACAACCAACAAGAAGAGCAGGTTGAGGAATTCCAAGAGGCTGTGGTGGTCGTCGAGGAAGACGGCGAAGAACACCAAGTACCCGATGGCGTGAACCCCGAAACGGGCGAAATGCAGTTTGAGGAACAACAATAAATAAAGAGCCTCGTAGCCGTCTTGAAATCGTCAATTTGTAATTCGTAAGTAGTTCTGGGCGCGAGGCTTTTGTTGGGGGGTGGCTGACCACAATCGAGACTAAGGAACTCGGTTCTTGAGCGACACAAGACCCCAGCACAAATTAAAACAAGTAGTAAATGGAAAATACACTAACTATTTTAGGTTCAGGAAGTTCGGGCAACGGCTATTTGCTTGAAACAGATGGCGGCATTGTTGTACTCGAACTTGGGCTTTCGTTTGCGACTTACGCTGCGAATATTCCTGATATGAGCAAAGTCCGTGCTTGTTTAGTGTCACACAGACACAGCGACCACCTAAACCCCAAAACCGTAAAGAAGTTTTTGCGTATTGGTGTGCCGGTGTACGCCAATCAGGATGTTGCAGATGCCTGCGACATTCCTGCGCGTGCAGGACAAATATCTGTTATCGAACCTGCAAAGGCTTATATGCTTGGTGGCGGGTACATTGCTCAGGGTATGAATCTCACACACTCAGTTCCTAATACTGGTTTTTTGTTGCGTCACGAAAGCCTTGGCAAATTGGTTTTTGCCACCGACACCAACAGCTTCCCTTACAAGTTCAAGGATATCAACCATTTTGTTATCGAAGCCAACTACGACGGGAATATCATCATCGACGACCGCCTTCAGGGTAACAACACCCGTTCAAACTACCACGACCACCTCAGCGTCCAGCAGTGCAAGGAAGCCGTTGACAGAAACAACAACGTGGCTCTCAAGACCATAACACTCATCCACCTCTCAAACGACAACAGCGACTACCAAGCCTTTGCATCTGAATTTGAAAACCACTTCAAAGGTGTTCAAATAGGTGTCGCTGACGGCCTTCACGGAATCCAAATCATTAAATTATAAGAACAATGGGAATTTTCACAATCAGAAGACGGTTCAATATCGTCAAAGTCCGCGAAGAACGCGAGAAATTTTTAAGAACCATGCAAGACAAAGGCGTGGTCAGTAACTTAAGAACCAAAGTCCGCTACGAGGCTCTGCCGGCGATGTACGAAGACCAGACTGTCATTCGCAGAGGCAAGGAGGTTATTAAGAAGAAGGTCGTTCAACGCCCTGTTTATTTCTATGCAGATTTTGTGTATGAGGTAAATGGCGTGCAGGTAGTTGAGGAAGTCAAAGACACCAAAAAGCCTTTCAACAGCCTGTATCGTCTCAAGAAGGCGATGATGAACTACTTCCACGGCATCAAAATCGTTGAAATATCTGAGCCTACGGTATGGAACAACCCGAACTTCAACAAGCAACCTCGATAGCCAAAGAGCTGGCGAAGGTTGTAAAAATCCCGTTCGAGACCCTTAAAGCAAAGTCGAACGTCGAGCGCATCACCAAAGCCAGAAACGTGGTATATTATGTGCTGCATCGTGAATTTGGGGTGTCGCTGAACCAGCTATGTGATATTTTTGGACGCACAAACCGCGAAATCTGCTACAGAATTTCAGATGCGGACACCAAGTACGAAAAGGATGCTGCTTTCAGAACACGTTGTGCTTCAGTAATTCGTGAGTATAATGAAAGAAAGAATAATTGACATTTTCCAAAAACTGTTTGCGATATTGGCCTTGTTTTTAGCCATTCCTGAGCCAATTCCTGCAATCGGTTTTTGCCATGAGATAGATGTAAGTGGGGTGTGGTACGGTGCTGTCTGTGCCACATCGGGGTTCACTTAACACAAGTGGTTGCAATATGATAATGGTTAATACATACACAAATATTTTTCTTTCGAGGGTGCGGATTTTTATAATTTTTTATCCGCACCCTTGTTTGTTTAAAAAAAGTGTATTTTTGCAGCACCTAAACCGAGAGCGTAATATGCGCCTCGATTTGATTCAAGTAATTAAAAACAAGCAAATTATGAAGCGAAAACGGCAAGATAAGAAAGTTGATGATTGTGGTAAATGCCACAAACGATTTGCCGTTGTAGCTCAGTAGTTGGGAGAGCTTCTGGTGTGTAAACCGAAGGTCGCTGGTTCAAATCCGTCACCCGCTACAAAAAAAAGCTCTCGACGAGAGTGGGTGAGTGGGATTATTTTTCCACATTTGAAAATTCGAGTTGGCAAGATGCCGGTGATTAAGTTCATCGGCATTTTGCTTTATTGTGAAAGGTACTCGTTTATAACCATCATAAACTCATCAAGAGACCTGCAAACCACGTACTTGTAGCCCTGAGCCTCAACACGTTTTTGAAATTCGATTTGTGCTGGGCTTTGTTTTCCTTTTTCGGTTTTCATCTCAATAAAAAGTCCATGATAGCCGCCTCTTGCAACAGCCAAAAACAAGTCAGCCACACCAGCAACAACACCTTCGTCTTTGAGACGTTTGCCTGTAATAAGGTCGCGGGCACTTCCGTTCGGCGTGCTCCAAAGTAACAACCCAATGTCACGATATTGCAACCTAAACCACTTTACGCACGAAACCTGTATGCGGTGCTCGATGTCCCTCACTACTTTTCAATTTTTAGATTACGTAATATAGCAAGTGTGTCACCTGAACATCCGCTGATGGCTATGGCTTTCACCTTCTGCTTTTCAAACAAGCATTTCCGCTTCTCTCTGTATAGTGCTATAAGAAGCTCGTCGTAAGCCTCAACAGACCTGATTTCAAGCGTATCGTCAAATATCTGACCATCTACACTATAACAATCAGCAACAACGCAAAAATCGGCTGTTTTCGACTTTCTTATAGTGTCGTACACATACACCAGTGTATCACGGTATCGGGTGCTGTCGCGCAAGATATAACTGACCTCAATAATGTTCTCTACATTGCGCGGTTTTATCCCATGTTCTTTCAGAATCTCAACTTCTTTGGCAAAGTAGTCTTTGAGTTCTCGGACATCAATAGTCTGTTGCCGGGCATACTCTTTGCGTACTTCAGCCTCATAATTTGACTTGATTCTGCGATTCTCTTTTATTACGTTATTAAGAGATATAGACAGAATAACGATTGCCGCTATCATCAACAGCACAATAGCGATTTTAATAACAAAAGCCCAAAGTTTACTCATAATCTGTTTCTATTACACGAATGTTTTTTAACGACAAAGGGGATGAAAACAAAACACCGTCGTATTTGACAACGGCTTTTGTTTCTTTATCTCCGTCAAATAAATCAACAACAGTGCCTATGCAACCGTCAGGGAGTGTCTCGACCTTAACCCCGATTCTGATTTCCTTGGATTTAGTATTGGTCTTCATCTTCGTTGAAGAAAAAGTGCTTGAACCACTCTCTGAATTTCGGGCTGTGAATGAAGAACCCTTGGAATGTAGCCACAGCCGTAGATGCTATACCCCAACACACTAAAAAAATAATAAATCCTTTCATAATACTTATTTTTGGTTTTCGATTTTCATACCTAATTTGATAGCAACAAAATGCTCTAATTTTGCGCCTCTTGATTTCTTCCAATCACGAAGCATATAAATACCATCGCATTCAGTAAGCAACGGCAAACACACACGCATACATTTCTCCCACGACCAACTTATGTCGCAGTAGCGAGTTGGATTGACAACCTCATCACCACGGGCTTCCAACATCTTTTCGGCATCATCAAATTCCTTTATAGCCGTCTTGTAGTCTTTGCCCGTGACTTGGCCTGCGATGTATATCCTCATACTATTCTGCTACTTTTTTAGAACGAGGTTTCGGTTTCGACACCTTTTTGGGCTTTGAATCAAACACAGATTTTGACGCATATCGGTTGCGGTTCACAACCACATTTGCCGGTTTTTTGTTTTCGTCCTCAAGTCGCAAGCGCATTTGTTCCTTGAATGCCTTGTAGTCGCCATTCAGATACGCGATTTCCGCACGTTGTTCTTCCTTGATTTCAGCAACATCGCTTTCTAACCTCGTTACTGTATCGGCTATAGCTGCTACACTTTCGTGAAGTGCCTTGAAATCAGCATCCTGCTTCTTCCAATAAGCATCTCGCTCTTTGTCGCTGGCCAAAATCATGTCCTGCATCTTTTTGGTCATTTCCAATGTAGAAGCCATGAACTCCTTGCCCAAATCAATTTGTGATTTGTCGTTGTTGATTTCTTTTTCCTCAACATCAGCTGAAGATGATTTTACCTCGTTTTTTTTCAGTTGGCGGTTTTCCCTGAAGAAGATAACGCCTGTAACGATGCCACCTATGCCACCACCACCAAATAACAATCCCAAAATGAAATTCCAATCCATTACTCTGTGAACTTAAAATCGTTTAACCTATTCAGCCACCCTCTCAAAAACTTTTTGTTTGACGGGCGGGCGAGAACTAAATTGTTGTAAAACAACTTGCGTTTGTTCCATAGTTTGTCAAAGAGCTGGCGTTGGTTTGCGGTGTTGATGGCCGCAAGCGTCTTTGCACCAACAATCCCATCGGGTGTTGTGCCTGCAATTAGCTGAATTTGCTTTATGTAACCCGAACCTGAACCCCATACGTTGTCAACACACAAATTGGCTATGCTTTGGTTTTTGATTCCGTCTGCTTTCATTTTATCCCAATAAAATGTGCGAAGAATGTCAAGCCACTCATCGAGTGTGATGTTTTTCAAGTCCGTTACAGTAGGTACAGGTTTGTTTTTAAGCTTCCTATACCGCTTGTATGCGGCAATAGTGATACCACACATCGTAGCACCGCCAGCATCGTCAGGGTCGTTGCTAAAACCCTTTTTACGAGCAATAGCCCACTGAGCTTCCAAAGAAGATTGCGGTTGAGCACCAGCTTCCCACTTCAACAAAATCGGCGCAAGTTTCTTTATATCAGCCATATAGTTCTCCTTTCTGTTTTTTGTTTGTTTACGCAGCAAATATACAAAAATTATAAAACAACTTTTATCCTTGCACCGAAGCCGGAATCACCTGTAGGAGATACCACACTATCCAACAACATATTGATTGCCGTAGTTTGTTGTGCAATGACCTTCAGCTGCTCTATAATAGGGCTTCCACCGTTGTCTTGCGTCAGGGCTTGTGCAAGAGCCTCAATACGGGCATTGTTGTCTATGCTGTTGCTGACAATCGTATTCAAGTACCCGGCAAGAATATCAGCCGTTTCTTCGGTCATTCCCTGAATAGACTGCGTTAGACCATCAAGACCACCGCCGATACCGCCTGTTGCATTAAGCAGCGTTTGTGCAAGTTCTTTAGCGTCTTCATTGAAATACCCGAATGTTTCACGAACTCTATTCACCCAATCCGTGAACTCGTCACGATTTTGTTGTAAACCACCTTCTTTCGCAAGAATGGTGTTGAGTTCGTTGAAAAGCTGACTGAAATACTGGTCTGCAAACTTATTGAGAATCTGCTTCTTAAAAATATTTTCAAGAAATTCATCAAAGTTGTCTTCAAGACCGCTGAGACCATCGCCTGTTTCCTTAAACGCCTCCCACCAAGCATCAGTCCACTCCTCTGCAACCTGATGAGCAGCTGCAAGCCCACCGACACCTCCAAGTTGGTTATAGAAATCCTCAACCTGTTCGCGGTTTGCTTTAACGGCATCATCAATTTGCTGGTTGTAGTCGTCAATCAGGCTTTGGTCTGTTTTCTTCTTCGACCTTTCAGCGGCAATCATACGTTGGAGTTCGGCAATCATCAACTCCCGTGTCCTGATAATAGCGGCATCGTAAGCCCGAATCTGGTCTTCATTGAAAAGTTCATCGAAAACGTCTTTCAAATCCTCTGCGGTGTCAGAAAGTCTGTCGAGGTCTTTTTGCAGTTTTGCGATATCCTTTGTGATTTTAGCATCATTCAACTTAGAGATAGAAGCCAACAGCGTAATAACCAACTGAATAGCCTCGGCAATAAGACCGATGATACCCATAGCGGAGTTTATAGCAACACCGGCAGCGGTAAAGCCCGTTACCAACGTCGGTATCATCTCCAAAGCGCGGGTGATGGTGTCAAACAGCGTATCACCAAAGTCCTTCCAAGCATCTGTGAGTTCATCAGTAGCACCGCCAAGATAATCGAGATTATCCATTACCGTATCAAAAGCACCTTTGACTTTATCAGCGGTTTCCTTCCAACCATCAGCGAGCGCGATGATAGACTTTTCTTGGTCGTCAAGAATTTTCTTTACTTCAACGAGTTTTCCTTGTTGCATAATATAACCCTTGACAGCAGCTCTTGATTCGTTCCAATCTTTTTCAATATTTTCTGAACTTTCGCCAGCTCTATTACCAAGTGTTTCCAAAGCGGATATAAGAGCAGAGATTGTATCAAGTATTTTTTCAAGACCAAGTAAATCTTTGACTTCTTTAGATTCAGGTGTTAAATCTGCATTATTGACAATATCACGAAGCTCTTTAACATCTTTTTCAACCTCGTCCTTTGTGATTTTTAGTTTGTTAATGTTGTAAATATCATCCCAGTCAATTTCATTATCACCAACACCATATTTACTCAGATAATCAATTGAAGATTCTTTTGTCTTTGCTGCTTGATATAGCGTTTGTAAATCGCTTTCGTTCTTTTTTGCCTCTTCGAGCTTTTTGTTTACAACATCAAGAGCAGATATAAGAGCTTTTTTGAAATTCTTAATATCAGCATCATCACCAAGAAGCTGCTTAATGTAGTTTTGCGTTTCCTCGTCTTTCTTAGCATCCTGCCATTCACGCAAGGACTCAACAAGCATCTTGAACGGATTGCGCTTGATGAGTTCGTCTTCGAGTTTTTGAATGGCCTCGACCATCGTCTTCATATCAGCGGGCTTGAGGTCAACAGATGCGGCTTTGAGTTCGCTGATTTTGGAAATCATATCAGTAAGAGCCTTGTCAGATACACGGCTTAAGTCGTCAAACATCTCAATATAGGACTCTGTGGCGCGAAACTCATCCCAATCAAGCTTCTGAAGCTTTTGGTTGACCTCCTTCTGCATATTTTCCAAAATCCTGCTTGTTTCTTGTTCGTCAAAAGGCAAAGCATAAACCTCGGCACGCTGGCGCATATACTCAAGCTCGATTTTAGCACGTTCGTTGTATTCCTCGTGCAGATATTTGACGTACTTCTTGGCCATTTCCAAATTGGCTTTGTCATTGATTTCAACAATCCTGCGCATGAAATCGCGGTACTCTTTCTCCATGTTGCGTCCAATGAACTCGTCTTTCAAAGCCTCCAAATCAGATTGCAGCTCGACAAGACTGCGTGTGGTGATGTTGAAAAGTTTTCCAACCTCATCTTCATCAACACCCAATTTGCCAAGTTCAACAGTCAACGAATAGTCGTCGAACATTTTTTGAACTTTGTTTTTAAGGCGTTCATCGAACAACGCTTTTTGGTCGGTGTCGATTTTAACCTCAATATCAAACACCTTGTTTTCAAGCGTCCTGATAAGCTCGTCAACCTCCTGTTGCGTCAACTTTTTCAAACCAGCAGGACCAGCAGCCTCAATCAACTTACGAACACGATAAAGTTCCTTAATAGTGTTCTCAAACGTAGTGAACTGAATATTTCCAACAGTCCCAAATTCTGTTTTGAATGATTCTATCATCGCATCAAACTCACCCTCGCTTGCGTGGATTGTTCTCGTCAACGCACCAAAAAATTTATCGGTGTCAGCCTCTGCAAATGTATTTCTGAGCTCCTCGAATTTGGAGTTCAGCTTAACAATCAAATCAATCATTGATTGATATTCTTGTTTGTGGCTTTCTGTTTTCCCATTCTTTGTACCGGGCAAATCCCAACCATGTTGTTTGTAAATATAAACAAGCTTGTTTACGCCTGCTGAGTAATATTCTATAGCGTCTTTTGCACTCTCAAAGGCAATTTTAGAATCAGCATTGATATTTTCCAATACAGCACCACCCGGTCTTACCTTCTTGTATCTGTCAAGATATTCTTTCCACTCCTTGTAATATGTATCAAGCGACTTTTTGATTTCTTCAACAGATTTGTCGCTTTCCATGGTCTTCTTAATAGTTTCTGTAAGGTCTTTTGAGCTTTTTTCTACAGACTTTTCTACGTTCTTTGAAAAACCGTCACCAAAGTCAGCTTTCCCATTCATATTTGTCGCAAATGGGTTAAAAGTACCTTCAAGAATTTCTTTTGCTTCTTTTGAAAACTGAATTTCTTTTACATTGATTTTGACTTCTTTGTTAATTGTTTTGTCGTTGGCAAAAAAGTCTTTCATCAACTTCTTGAACTCAGAATCAGTCACATCTGATGTACCGTTTTCGTACTCAATAATAGCACGAACAACGGTTTTGTAGTCCGTTTCACAAGCCTCAGAAATAAGACGAATAATATCGTCTTTTGCAAAATCACCGATGGCCTCAAACACGTTTTTGATAGCAGGGTATTCCTTCTTGATAGCTTCTTTAAGTTCATTACCTGTTTTCCCTTTGAATTTCAGTTTTAGAGTAGAATCGTTTACGAGTTTTACAAGCCGCTCTTCAGCATACTTTAACTTCATGCTATATTGCTCTTCAAATTTGTCAATAGACCTTAGTGCTTCACCATAAGCACCTACATAATCAACAGTTCCTTGCTCTTGGTCTAATACTATTGCATATTTTCTGATACTTGCTATCTGCTTAACAAACCTTCTTTCAAAATCTGTTATTGTCTCACCATATTTTAAGGTGGCTGCTTCTTCATCAGCATAATACGCATCACGACGTTCTTTGAGGTCGTCAATAATCTCTTTTTCTTTATCAGAAAGCAGTTTGTAGTCGTTTAGATACTTGTTATATAAATCAAGTGCGTTGTTTTGAGCAACAGCATAATCTCCTGCCAATTCGTTGATTTTACCAAGCCTTTTTTCAAGCTTATTATCTTGGAATACAGCCTTGTAATATTCAACACGTTTTACATAGTTTTCAAGTTGTTTTGTTGCGTCTTTGAAAGCTTTTGTAATGTTATCTGGTGTGATTTTTTGGTTAGAGAATTGAATTTGGTAGTTAAATTCCTTTGCTTTTTCAACAAGTTTTTGAAGAGCGACAAGTTTTTCTTTGTATGTTGTTGCTTCTGCAAATTCTTTTTCAACCTCACTTATGGCTCGTATCCTGTTGTTCATCTCAATAAACTCATCGTTGAGTTCTTTTGCTGCTTGCTTTGCTTTTTGAAGATGAGAAATTGCAGTTGATATAGCAAAAACTAATGTGCCGACACCAATACCGACCAAAGAACGCTTTAACAAAAGTGCTGATGCGCTTGTTGACCGCATTCCTGAAATAAATTTAGCCCAATTTAATGACAATAATCTTTGAAGCTGAACCGTCGCAAGCTTAAAAGCACCTGCCATTTCTTTAGATACAATAGTACCGTATTGGAAACGCTTGAACAAATCATACATTCCCTTTCCAGCCGTTATCGACATCACCAAGTCAATAACCAATTTCATGTTCTTAATAAGACCCTGAAGGAATTTTACGGCAGCGGTCAATATACCTGTTGTAGATGAACCGACTTTATTCATCTCAATTTGGAACAAGTCGCCGACTTTCTGCATCTGGCCATAAAGGGTTTGGGACTGAATTAACTGCATATTGAAGAAAGCACCGCCTGATTGTGTCATTCGTTTCAGCACAGCATCGACATCCTCAAACAGAACTTTACGCTTGGATACGCTGTCAAAAATTTCGTTGATAGTCAACGAAATACCTTTTACTTCCTGATAGTATTGTTGCAGACCACCTAAAATATTCACACCAGCCTCAGAGAACTGACGCAATTCTTGTCCTCTCAAGTAGTTCGCGGCCTTGACCTGACCATAAGCAAGGATAAGTCTATCCATATCGACACCGACACCGACAGAAATATCACCCAACATCTTCAGAGAATCGTATAAGTTCGTGGTTTCGATACGGAATGCAGCAAGCTGTTTTGCATACTTGTTCAAATCCATGAACTTCATCGGGGAAGTCACGGCCAAGTTCTGCATCTGTTTGAACAACACATTTGCCTCACGTGTGTTTTGGATAATAGCAGCCAAAGCACGTTGCTGGAGTTGGAACTCTGATGTGATACGATACAGCGATTTTGCAAAGTTCACAGCACCAAAAACGCCGGTCATCAAACCAAATGCCATTGTAACTTGTGAGATAAAACCTTTTGTTTTATCCATCAACGACGAAAGAACGCTGTTATTGCCCTCTAACTTGTTTAAGGTCTTAATCACTCTGTTTGCAGCAGCTTCGTATTTTTGCCATTGATGCTCGCCTTCAATTGTTCCACGGTTAAGTCTTTCTTGTGCTGCTCTTATTCCTTCAAGAGCCGCTTTCAGTGACAAAGCTGATTTTTCCTGTTTCAAGTACGTGGATATTGCCTTCAGGTTTCCTTCTGCAACACCTCTGTGCATTTTTTCGTCTTCCAACTTTGCAATAGCCTGACCAAGTGTCAAACGCTTCTGTTGTTTCTGAAGCATTTTCTCCTCATAAGCTGCCCAAGCTCGTTGACGCTTTTCGTCTTGCGTATATAGACCGAGCTTCTTTCTCATTTCTTCAAGACGCAATAACTCACGCTCATTTTCAAGCTGCCTTTTATAACGCTCTTGTTGCAAAACAGCCTCTCTATTTGCCTGCTGCTGACCTTTTTCTGTGAGTGGTGCAGTTCCGCTTAAAATAGCACGCATCAATTCAGCTTGTGTCGCCGCATATTCAGCTTGTGTTTTTTTTCTTTGCTGTTCTTTTTCAAGAAGTTTTGCTTCAAGTTCGTCTTGTGTTTTATAATATTGAGCTGTTTCCTTTGCTCTTTCTGCAATTTCTTTTTGATATACGGCTTGCTTATCACTATTCAATCCTATGCTTCGCA